GCGAGAACACGTCACCGCGCTTGCCGCTACCTCCCGGACTGTCGCACAATGCGTCATCGACATACGCATTGATCGCGGTGACCAGGTCGAGAAACTTCAGCTTCAGCGTGCGCCGCATGAACCGCGCGCACGCGCGATTGAGCAGCCATCGGCCCAGGCGCGGACACCACGGGGCCAATGCGCGTTGCGCGCGTAACGCTGCGTCATGCTCCATGCTCACCGTCCAAAGGAACGTGCAGGTGTCCATCACGGATGGAACACCACCACAAACAAACGGTGAGCCGATAGCCTTGAGCGTGAGCAGGTGCGACAGCGTCAGGCGATTGACTGCCACGCCGCAGATCATTTCCTGCGCATCGAGCGCAAAGGCCATGTCGCGGTCGTTGACTTCGCGCTCGACCGCGTCACGATACCCCGGTATGTCGTCGAACAAACTCACGCGCCGTATTGTTTCTTGAACGTGATATTGATCTTGATCTCGCCGTCTTTGACTTCGGCCCGGGACACGCTGGTGATGTAGAATTTCTCGTCACCTATACCCGCGTCCAGGTTCGCGTTGTAGCCGACTTCACCGTCGCAGATGATGCGGTCGCCGAGGCACGGTTCAACGGCAGTGCCGCTGTCCAGTTGGAGCGTGGCGGACCCGGTCACAAAGTCGGCGATGCCGACAGACCCGGACGGTTCACCTAGTTGATTGGTTCGGTCCACGGCCTTGGTAGGTCGATTGATCGTGATGTTATCGCACATGTAAGTGTCGCGTTCCGTGGACCCGTTCGGTTGATGAACGATCCATTGACGCGATCCATACTGCACCGTCCCGTCATTATAGAGAGCAGCCATAGGTCTCGATTAGTTGTATTTCTTCTTGAACGTGACGTTGATCTTCTTCTCGCCGTCTTTGACCTCGGCGCGCGAAACACTGGTGAGATAGAAGGTCTCGGAGCCTATGCCGCTGTCGAACGTGGTAGCGAACGTCAATCCGTTAGTGGGTTCCGCCGTGGCGTCCGCTGCGAGTTGTAGCGTGCATGAGCCCGTGACGAAATCGGCAATGCCAACGCTGCCGGTGGGTTCCCCCAGGTTATTAGTTCGATCAACCGCTTTGCTCGGGCGATTGACGGTGATGTTATCGGCGACATAAGCAACGGCATTGATCGTCAATGATCGACTGCCGTATTGCACTGTCCCGTCGTTGTAGGTTGCGGCCATGTTGTGTGTGCTCCTTTGGTTATGTGGTTAGTTCGCCCCAGGCTCCGGCGTCGATTCCGAAATCTACGGCGTAAAGTAAATGCGACATTTCCGATCCGTCCTCCGGCTTGTATTCGGGAGCGGTGGATTGCTCGACTATGTTCTGGATCTTGTGATAGTCCAGGTCCGCGTTCAGCGTGTTGCGCAGATCGGCCATGACCTTGCGCACCAGCGCGCGATAGTTGCGATGAGACGCTTTACCGGTCGCCGTCGCGTCCGTGATCAGGACAACTTCGAGTTGGCCGGACCAACTCGCGTTGCGTTTCGCGCCGCTGACGATGTGGTAACTCTGCTTCGCGGGACCGCACGCGAACCGGATCGCGACATAGGGTCGCGTGCGCTCGAACGTGGGCGCGTCAGCCGGGCCGACGGCGGTAAGTCCGGCAGCGGTAAGTCCGGCTAAGAACGCGGTCTCAAGCTGGGTCTCGAAATCGTAAATGTTTTCCACGCTCATAACTTCAGTTTTGCTTTGTCTTTGATCCCGCGAATGTAGAGCTGGAGATCAGCCAGCATCGCCTTTGCCCGCGTCTCAAGCGCGGTGCGTGTGAGAAACTCGGCAAGCTCAGGCGTGGCGCCGTAGGCCGTGTTGCCAACCGTGACGGTGGGGTGCAGTAACACCTTGCTTTGATCGCGCACGTAGCCGCGTTGTTTGTCCCGATGTTTGCTCACCCATTGCGGGAGGGACCGGCCTTGCGCGCCGAGCAGTTGCCAGCCTACCACCCAGCCGGAGCGCAACCTGCCTATGTGCTGTTTCAGCGTCGAGACGATCTTAGTAAGTTGCCCCTTTTTGATGAGCACCTGCCGCCGTAATAGCACGGTCTGTTTGCCGTGTTGCCCTGTTCGGATATGGCCCTTCGGCGTGATGTGCCAGTAAGTGCGGATCAGATCTTTCAGTGACGCTCGACGCAGATCCAGATCCTTATCCGTGATACCGTAGAGCGCCTTGTTACTCCACGCATACCAACGCACATCGCCGCGCCCAGCCTTGCCGCCTTGCGCTTCGAGCATGGACGCATGCTCGCCGTAGCCGGTGGACAGAAACTTCGAGCGAACATCCTTGTCAATGCGCGTAGCGGTCGCCCCGCGATCTTTCGGCGGCGTGAAATCGACCAGGGTCCGCGCCAGCAGACTACCTTGACGCCGGATAAATGCGCCCATCTTGTCCGTGCCCGAGATGCCCAGACCATCTGCGAGCGCGGCCAAAGCGCGATTGAATCCGGTGGTATCTGCTGTGCAGGTGATCATGCAACCTTGACCATGTAATAGCGCGTATCAATGGATGCCTCGGATTGGATCCGCTTGACCACGTGCCACTGTCCGTTGGCGTCGTCGGTGATCGTGTCCTGGCTGATTATGTCCGGCATGCGCGAATTGACTCCAGGCAGCACATGCAGGATGGCTTGCTCGCGCGGGTCATCACCGATGGGCAGACCATAGGCGATAGGATCCGCATCCTCGATCAACGCGATGAACCGTTCGTCACCGGCCCCGCGAAACTCGCGACCACCAAGACTGGGCGAGTGAAGGACGGCTGCGCCGGCGGAAACTATTTTTTGAAGCGGACTACTCATTAGTCGTGCAGGTGATGCTCGGGCTTGGTGACGTGTTTCGGTGCGTGCTTGATCCTGATGCGGATCTTCTCCGCCAGGCTTAGCCGTTTCGTTTTGACTTTGATCTTCTTTTTCATGGGTGCTCCGGTAGTAACAGCGGACTTAGACTGAGCAGCTCTGGACTTACCGCCCAGGGCTCAATGCGCGATAGCAGATCGATACCAGCCTTCTGACAGGCCGCGAACACCAGCTCCGAACAGAACCATTTACCGGTGCTCTTGCGGCTCTCCTGTCGGCGCGTGACAAACCGAACCACCATGGTTAGGTCATAGGGCTTGCCCACCTGCGATTCGCAGAAACAGCGAATGGTGCGCTCTTGATCTTCGGTTAGTCCGGCGATCTCGAACCAGTCCACTTTGTGGTCCGGCGCGGGATTGACCACGCGCTGCACCTTCGGCCAGGTCGCCTCGATCAAGACGCCATCGGAGAATAGGATCGCGCCGTGGCTATACTCGCTGCGAGTTTGCCACTTGATCGCGCAGGGTATCAGCCCTGTATGTCTGTATAGACCGATCTTCATTTCGTTGCGCCTCGGGCCGCGCCTTCGGCCACCGCGGACAACGCCTGCGCATCCGGGTTAGATCGCTGCACGCGCAGGCCGAACTTAAGCGCGCCATCCTCGGTGGTAGTGTCGATGCCTTCGCTCGACCACAGGAGCCGCACCGATGAGACGCGCAGCACGGACCCGTCCGGCATGGTGCGTGACCCGGTGATCATCGAGCACCCGCACAAGCTCAGCAGCATGATTGCCGCGATACACAGCAGCACACCGATTGCGATTTTCTTACTCAGTCTCATAGATCCCCCGGTGGTAGTGGCGACTGCTTCAGATACGCGAGCAAGCCCACCGCCGCACCGCTCGCGAACAGGACCATTAGTTGCCGCATGTCGAGCGGCTTGATCGCCCCGCCGGCAGCGTCTGCAACACTGATGCCTAGGGCGGACAAGCCGGATGTCGCGGCCCCGGTGATGGTCGCCGCCAGTAGATTGTGCAGCCATATCTTCGCCTTGGCTTTCACTTGTTCCCCTCCAGCTTTTCGATCTTGGTTTCCATGCTCTGCAGCCTGTCGTCTAGGTTGGTGAACTTACGCGACATCCACCATACGGCAGGTAAGACGATGCCCGCGACGGAGAACACTGTGCCGAGGGAGACGCCGTGATTTTCGAGCGCGTCCCCGGCACTTACACCGCCGATCACGGCGCCAGCGAATAGGATGGAATCTTTGATCATATCATCGGATAGTTACTCTACCGCGTATCGCCGACTTACCGCGCGCGACCGCGCGCGTGATGGGTGTGGGTGGTGCTGGCTCAGACTCGACAAACTCATAAGCGCCGATGTCCTTGGTTCCGCTTAGCCATACCCCGGTGCCAGCAGACCATGTGATCGCCGTGTCCACAGTGATCGTCGCCGCATCGTAATCAACGGCGGTGATCGTGCGGTCAGTCGAGCCGACTGTTACAGGGTCGCCTGCGGTTAGGCCAAATCCCGCGTGGAACGGTCTGGATGTGTCCAGCGTGATCGTGGTCGATGTGCCCGAGCCGACAGTAACAGCTTGCGGCCCGGCAGCATTGCGCGCCGGAGAACTCTCGGTCAGACTATAGCCGGACAACAACGGGTCCGACGCTATCCCGTTTGATTCGGTGATCCCGATGCTGCCAGACAGATAGTAGCAGTCCCAGTTATTGGTCCATCCGGCAGGAGCCCCGGGGCCATAATAAAGCTGCGACGTGTCATCGTTGCAGTTGTAAAAGACGTTGTTGATCGACCACGAGTTGGTCCCATAACTCACGTCGACCAGCGGTGATTGGTGCGTGGTCGTGCCACACTCGATAAAGGTATTGTTGTAGCAAAGCGAGTAGGGGCAGTAAGTCGTGGTGAACGCATAGGAGCCCACCTGGTAGGCCACGTTGCGGCGGAACACAAAATGGCGGAACCCGGCCATGTTCGCCGCCGACTGGCCGTTGAACCATGTCGTGTGCGAGTTGGCCATCAGGTTGGTCTCGATCACGTTCCCGTCAAAAAAAACCGTCACGGTTGGCACGGTGTAAGCCTCGATACAGTCCGGGTGCGGGTCTGGATCCCACTCGTCAGCATCCACCCCAGTCAACCTATTCGACCGGACCAGAAAATTTTGGCCCTCGACATAGAACCCGTCCGAGTAACGGTTGATAACGTTCTGCTCGATCAACACATTGGTGCCGACTATCGAGAAAGCCAGCGTCGCCGTGGTGGTATTGGTCTGCGCGCCTGCCGCAGTAACCGTGTTAGAACGCGCGATAAAGTTCCCGGCCCATTTGCCGGTTGCGGTGCGGACCCCGACCCCATACGTATCATGGATGTTGCATAGCTCGACAATTACGTTGGTCGAGTTGTCCAAAGTGACGCCCGCGTATGGCCAAGCTTCGCCGCCGCCGTGGTCTATCTCGAACCCGCGAATGGTGACATGATGCTTGGTCGCCAGCGCGAACCCGCGACAGATCGCGCTCGTGCCCGAGAAGGTCACCCCGCTTCCACTCGTGCCGCCCGTGGTGACAGTTACCCGCTCATCATAGGTGCCCGCCGCGACATGGACCGTGTCGCCTGCCAAGATGCTATCCGCCGCGTGCTGGATTGTGCGCCACGGATTGGCCGATGAACCATCCCCGGTGTCATCGTGCCCGGTGGTCGTGACGTAATAGTCAGCGGCCCCACAGGACCACACACACAGAACCAAGATGAGCAGTGCACGGTTCATTCTTTGCTCAGGACGAAATAAAAGTCGTAGGTGCCGGACCCATACAGCGTGCCGTTGCTATACATCGCATAGGTCGTGTCGCTGTAGCCCGTGCCGCCCGCGACGGTGTAACAACGGAAGCGCGTAGTCGTGCCGGTTGCGCCAACGAAGAACATATAGCAACTGCCACTCGGCAGCGTCGGCTTAGTTGCGGTCCACGTGAACGTCTCGACGTTGGCCGTGTCCGTGCTGCTGACGGTGTTAGTGTTGGAGTTACCGCCATACTGTGTGCCCGTCCTATCGCCGCCGGACCAGAACTCGACGTGTATATCTGCGTTGCCGCTGTTCTTGTAGAGCTTCGCTTTGACCTCGCAGACTGTGCCGCCTGTAGTGCTGAGCCGCTGCGAGAACAGATCGGTCAGGGTATCGTAATCATTATCGGTCGCGCACGTTTGACCGTCCCACGCGGCGCAACTCGGAGCCGCCACCCCCGCAATCGGGACCGTGCTACCCCCGCTCATCAGCAGCAGGTCTTGCCCGAGCACTGGTATCGCGAATAAGATGAGGAGTAGGTATCGCATCTTACCACCAGTTAGACCCGTCACAGACAACGGTGAGCCGGTTGGTGGACGGCACACTCACGCTGAGCCCGCCCAAAATAGTCTGCACGCCGTTGGCATTGGTAACGATCACGCTGCCGGTTGTGCTAGCCGCAACTATGGTGAGCATCCGGCCAACGGGCGTGCTGTTCGTCGCATTGAGAAGCGTGATCACTTGGTTTGTCCCGGTGCAGAACAGAACGCTATCCGTGGTTGCCACGCTGTAGTTAGTCGAGAACGCGGCCCTGCATGCGGACAAGAATCCAGTCGCAGTTACCAGTCCGTTAGTGCCGTTCAGTTTGATGACCTCGGCGGAATCATCCGACACGGCGAGATAGCCGGGGTTAGTGCCGGACGCGGCAAAGGATGATGCTGTGACCGCGCCGTTAGTTATCCCCACGCCGTTGATAATGCTGCCCGCGTTCGCCACGGAGTTGCTGCCGACGATAACATGACCGCTTGCCACCATGTTGGACCCGGAGTGAACAGAGCCGCGCACATCAAGGTCATAATCGCCCGCGGGTTGCTTTTGGATCCCGACGCGACCACCCTCCTGAAAATACAGCGGCACCTTGCCGGTTCCACCTGAATCCTCCCAAAGGATCAGGTCATGCCCGCCTGAGGTAATCCACTGCCAGACCTTGTTGTCCACCCCCTGGAATGAGAGTGTCGGCCCGGTGGTTTTCATGATCGCGATGCTGTCCGCATACAGACTTCCGCTCGCGCGAATTGTCCCAACAACGTCAAGCGGGAATTGGGCCGTGCTGGTGCCCACGCCGAAATTGGCGCCGTAGGCCGCGAACACACGCCCACCCGTCCCGGCGAGTCCGATGGGTGACGTGTTATCCTCCATATAATCCCCCACTGATAGTTGGCTCTGCCCAGTGAACGCAATGCCCATGCCGCACCCGCTTGCCCGGTTGCCGGTCGAATAGGAGTTGGTGCCTTGCAATCTGAATGCCTGAGCAAAACCGCCGTGCGCGACGTTGTGTGCCCACAGGTTGCGATAGCCCGATAGCTCAAGGAATGCGTAGTAACTCGTGTTAATGTTTCGCGCCAGATTGCCGATAATAGAGCAATCGCCTGGTCCGGCAGCGATCACCGCATAGTGCGCACCGTCAACTATGTTGCCGGACACCGTGATGTTGGTTACACCCGACACATAAATCCCAACATCGCCGGACCGCATGACCGTGTTTGCACTAACCAAACCATTGCCGCCGTCACCAGCGAGCAGCACACCGTGCCGCGCCGAGTCCGTGATTACGTTGCCGCTGACCGTGTGGCTTGTGTTGGTTGGCGGCAGGCCGCACGCGACAGACACGCCGTCGTTGCCGGACCCCGCGACCGTGTTACCTGTAGCAACTACCGCGCGGCAGTTAGACAGTGCGATACCTGCGCGCAGCAAACTAATGCCGGTCTGCTGCAATACGCAGTTGGTCACCGAGTTTCCGGTCACCACACAATAGTCTGCCCGCTGCATGTAGATCCCCGTCCCGGCAGTGTTCTGCACCACGTTTCCGGCGACAACGTTGTGGCGTGCGGTGTAGTCGTTACCGGACACCATATAGATGCAAATTCCGTAGCCGGACGCCTCGGCATTTCCTAGTTGGTTATTTTGATCGATCCGGTTCCGACTGATGGCGGAGTTGCGCAAGTCGAAGCAGAGTATGGAGAAGGCGCACGAAGATCCCTCGATCCTGTTGCCGCTGATGTCCAACGATTCGGACCCGCCGGCCTCATCGCGCCCCACCATAATATCTGCCGAGGCGTGCGAGTTGGTGCTATACAAACCATAACTGCCGTTGCCGTGGAATCGGTTATTCTGAACTTTTACGCCCACAGAATTTCCGATGTAGACCCCCGCAACCGACTGATTACTATGCACGATTCCGGCCCCGGAGATATCCGCATCCTGCACCGTGCAATTTGTCGCGCCGAGAAAATAGACAGCTACGCGGCTGGCTCCGGCCATGCGCAATCCGTCTATGCTGACATTCTCCTTGTTGGTAATTTCAATTCCGTTATATGTGGTTGCGGCAAAAAGTAACGTGCCCAGACCGTGCAGTCTTGTGTGGCTACTGGGGCGCACTGTGCTGGTAAGGTATGTGCCGCCTGGGAAATAAACGTTTGTGCATGCATCCATTGCGGCCTGGATCGCAGCGGTATCATCCGTTACACCATCACCCACCGCCCCGTATAGCTTCACGTTGCCCGCATGCTCCCAAATCGCATTAGTCACGCTGGCAGCAGGCAGCCCGGAGTTAGTCGCCCCCGACACGGTCACTACGCCCTTACCGTTGGTAGGCGATAGCGTGATGTTGCCCCCCGCGATCAACTGTTGAACGAAGGGTGGCGCCACCACGGACGATGCTACGCTACTGGTTAGTTCGGTTAGCCAGTAGGTGTTGGTATCGTCCGGAACCGAGAAGTAAACCGGCTGCGTGAATGGCACGCCGACAATGCGCACCTCGTAGCGTCCGGTCTGTAGGTTGGTCTGCGCGTAGCCCGCGACTGTCGCGAGCCGCATCGGATTGCCGGTGATGATCCATTGCCCGCTGGCAACGGGATTTGTCACCATGAAGATCTGCAACGTATGGTTGCCGGGCGCAACAGACCAGAAGTTAGTCAGCGCGATCTTGACCGTCGATGCCTGCGCGGTGACACAGGCGAGAAGTCCTATCAGGCTAAGAAGTTTTTTCATGGTAACGATTTGTTTTTGGTAAGGTCGGCAGGGCACCAGTAAAAACCGCGACATGTTCACGGAAAAACCTGATGCCCCGCCGTGGCGGGAATGTCCTTACGGAGCGTTTAGCTTCGTTGAGTAGCGCACCTGAAAGTTGGTGACCACGGCAGATGCCGCAGCGTTACTAACCCAGGCGAGCTTGAGATACCCGATGCCGCCCACAACGAAGTTGGTTACGGCATGGGTGGCTGTAGTGCCGGCATTGGCGACGGGCACAAGCAACACATCAGCGCCATAGCTCGTGCCGTCAACGGACTTGGCAAACGCGAACACGGTGTTCGCGGTGTTAGCAGCGTCGCTCTGCGTCTTGAGTTGGAGCGCGACGTTCTGGCATTTGCGGCAGTCGATAACCGCCGTTGTCGCGCCGTTAGTCGCCGAGGATCCGGCGATCTGCGAGAAGCCCGGTGTGACCGTGCCCCAGCCGTATTTCTGCGCGTGGACCGAGCAGGTCAACAGCGCCAGTGCGAGGATGGTTCCGAAGAAGATTTTCATCTTACTTAGTGATCCTTTCTTGGTTGATTGGTTGCAGATTGGTTACGCGCTCTTGAGCAAGCAGCCAGCGGCGGGGTCGCCCTTGGCAGCGCCGAACAGCACATCCATCGTCCACCAACCCGTGCGGCTCGCGGTCGAGAACCAGGTATAGCTGGCAACACTGAGCCCGATACCCGGCACAGTCACAACCTCGCGGGCGAGGTTAGACGCACCGATCATGTTGGGCGCTTCAGCGGGCAGCATCGCCCCAATGCAGATAGCCTGCGGATTGCAGGCGAAGCCGTAGGTGTTGGTCTCGGCTCCGGTCCAGTTGGTGTTGAGATAGAACCCATCCCAGCCGGGCAGCGTGTTACCCGCAAGCGGGTTGAAGTTTTCGAGCGTGGCGGGCAAGAAATACTTGTAGTAGTTCTGATGCAGCATCACGTTCTTGATCGGTGACTTCGCGATTGACCCCCACATGTTGTCCAGATCGTCCTTCGTGAAGTTGGTGCTGGTCGCAACTACCGCGGACGTTCCAGCCTCAAGCTGACTGGTGCGGTCGAAGTTGGTTGTGGTGATGATCGCGTTGACAAGGGACTGAAGCTTGTCGGCCATCTCGGCGGCCTTGATCTCGGCGAACCAGCCCATGCGCCAGCCGTTGGTCAGCTCCGCATTGGTGATGTGCGCCCCGACGGTGATCTGCGCCGGGGTGATCGCAATGTCGTCCATCGTACCGACAAAGTTAGTCGTGTCCTCAAAACTCGTAGCCCCGCTCTGCGCCGTGCCGCCAGCGGTGGCAATCGGCACTTCGATGATGTTCCGCTTGCCCTGCGCAGCCGTGGCCGTGAAGTTGCGCGCGAACGCATTCAGCGGCGCGAGCCGATTCTGTAGGACGGTGATGAAACCCTCAGCGAGAACGGCGGGGGTAAGCGCGCCAGCGGCGGTGTCGGTGTTGGCGTCGTAGATGACGGGGTAACTGCGGCTAAGTTCGCCCCAGTTGTCGCGGAGAAACTCGAACCGTTTCTTACCGCGCGGCATGGGTTTGAGTAGGTCGTTCAGACCTTCGCGGGTGATCTGCGCAGGGCCGGTGCTCACCGGCTTGTTAGCGAGCGCCTTCACCTGAAGCTCAAGTGCGGCGATGCGGTCATCGGCGGTCTGGTTAGGAGCCGCCGGGGTATTGGTATCAGTCATTGGATCCTTTGTGTTACTGTTGGTGGCGGGGTTAATTGGCGGCTCCGCCTTGCCGTCCACGGCACTAGCCGGGGAAAGAGCAGCAGCCGCAGGCGTGACGGGATTGCACTCGGTCTCTGCCGTTGCGTTGTGTGTGTCCCCTTTGCCGTGCGTGCTGCCGAAAATCTGACTTAGTAAGTCGTGCGGTATGTTCTTGAATTTGCTCGCGTCGAACTTAGCGAGCGCCACCGGCTCCTCGTTGGTCTCAGTCGCGAACCCGAGCGTCACCGCTTCACCGCCGCGAAACCATGTTTCCGCCTTCATCTTCTCGCGGGCCTCGTGCAGCGTGATGCCGGCGCGGTCCCGATAGATCGCTGCGATAGCGTCACCGTGGATCTCAAGCATGGCTGCGGTCTTGAGCATGTCCTCGGCATTACCGCTGGCCACGGTCCAGGGCTCGTGTATCATCCACATGGCCCCCGACGGACTAATGCGCCTGGCGCCGGCGAGCGCGACCACGGAAGCAATCGAAAGCGCATAGCCATCAACGCGAGTCGTGACCTTATCTCCTCTTCGGAGCAGGGCGTGATAGATGCCGAGCCCGTCCTTGACACTGCCTCCTTCGGAGTTGATGCCAATCGTAATAGGTCGATCCTCGGGAATTGCTTGTAACGCATCGGTGAACTCCTTCTCGCTTATACCGCTGTCATCCCACCAATCCTTGCCGATAGTGCCTTGGATCAGGATCTCGGCGGGCTTGTTAGCCTCGTTGCGAATTGTCAACCATGGTTGAGATTTTGCGCTCATGTCGTAGCTGGTTCGGTGGTGGTTGTGGCTGGCTCGGGTTGTGTGTCCGTGCCGCCGAGTAATGAACCGGGGATAAGTCCAAGCTGGACTTCCTTCTCCTTCGCGTAAGACGCCTCGCGCCCGCGTTGGTCGATGATGTCCTGCCAATCCTGCCCGGTCTCGGCAGCGATGCTTTCGAGGGTGCGGAACCCGGCCTTCCACTCGTTGATCAGCGCGGTGCTGTTGCGGCCGACATCGACGTTGATTGCGCGCGGCGGCGTGAACTTGATGTTGCGCCAGTCACCCGGCTGTCCCGCGCGCAATGGTAGGGTCGAACCGATCACATGTTCCCACACGCGACGGAACGCCTCTCCCCGGGCTGCGGTGCGGCATCGGAAAAAGCCGTTGGCCATGTCGAGCGCGGCCCTGGTCATGGTCCCCTGTAAGGACCGCATGATTAGGATCTCGACGGGGAGCCCCAGGCCCGCAGCGGCCCGTGCGCTGACATAGTCCCAGAACGATTGCACAGCCACACTCGGGCGGTCGCTCGCGAACTGCTGATACTCATCACCCTTCTGGAGCACGACGGTCTCGGCGCCGATCACGTCATGATAGAAGTCCGACTTACTGCTGGTCACCGCCGTGCCCGCTGGTGTCTGCGTGCTCTTATCGAGCCTGGACCGGCGCAGTTGCGACACGCTAACTTCACCCGTTGCAGTCTTGATCACCTTACTGGTTCGAGCCGCGTCCTTAGCGGCCCTCATCTCGAACCCTTGCAGTTCGTCTAAGTCGATCAGATCACGCAGCACCGCGTAGACTATCGGGAGCCCACGCACCTGGCCGACACGCGACGGCTCGAAGATATGCAGCATTTGCTCGGCGGGTATCTCGGGCCACGGCTTGCTCGGATCGGCGGGCTTAATGAAATAACTCACGGGCCGGTCGTTCGCATCGAGCCTGACACCGTCAAACACGCGATCTTTTTCGGTCAACCCCGGCGGGGTCTCGATGTGCTCCGACTCGATCAGCTTGATCCTCGGGCGCGCTGTGCTGCCGAAGGTCAAGTGGATGAACACCTCCCCGGCAACCTCGACCTCGCGCTCGATGAGACTCTGCCGCTGACCCCACCCGAACAGGCTCGATATGTCGCAATACGGTTCCCATCCCGCGAACTCCGCGTTCGCGCGCGCGCCCCAGGCGGTGTTAGCCGAATCGCTAACTATGCGCAGGCCAGTCGGCCCGATGACATATTGCTCGCATAAGTCCAAGAACCGATTGAACAAAGGATCGCGCCGCTCCAGGTCGCGCGACCAACTGAGCATGGAGCGGCGCACCCCATACGGAATGTCTTTCTTGGCTTCCTGCGACGTGTTAACCCACCATCGGCGGTCCGGGGTCCACTCTTGCAGGTGATACCCCGCGAGCACTTCCCATGCGGTCTTGATCCGGCGCAGCAGGTTAGGCATAGGTGGGGCTGGAGAAGTCGGGGCGAATAGTACCGAACCGCTCGACGCTGGTTAGTTCATCGCGAACGATCATCGCATCGTAGATCTGCGTGTCGGTGGGGGTGGCTGTGCCCGCCGCAATCAGCGCATCGCGGCATAGGTCGTGCACTTCGACTAGGGCGGTCGCGGCATCAGCAGTTTCCATCGCGGTCATCGCGCCCGGGCCAGAGGGAGAGAAGGAAGATGAGTTACCACCCGTCCCGGCAGATGAGACGGACCCGCCCGCGACTAGCTTAGCTGACTCACGCTCGCGATAGCGCAGTTGCTCGCGCAGGGTGCGACCTTGCTCTGCGGCCTCGTCCACCGCATCCCGAAGCATGCGGCGCAGTGTCGATGCTGTTGCAGCCATTCATAGACAAGGGAGAGCGTGAATTTATGCACACAATTTTGGGGTGTTTCCTAGGGATTTGCGGGATAAAGTGTGCACTCCGTGCACTAATCACGCAGCGCCGTAAGGACGGCGGTGCGCCGATTATAGATTTCGCGCCGGGATAGGTTGACGCGCTTAGCTATCTCATCTGCGGTTTCCATCCCGGGCCGCTTCATGCCAAGCGCCCAGGCCGCAATGACCGCTGCCCCATGCGGATCTCGCGCGTCAATGATGTCGGTAAGCAACCGATTCAAGATCTCGGCGATAGTCTTGAGCGCGTGCGATGCAACAAACTCATCCAGGGCCGCGCGTATCTCGGCGTTGTCCAGTAGCGTTTCTATCTCGTCCGGGTAGGCGAACCCGGTAGACGGCAGAATCTTGTGTCCACTATGCACGCAGTTGGTTTCTCTGCCGCCGGGGGATTCATCTCTAATGCTCATGTTTTGCACGGGGTCACTCATAGTTCTTCCTCTAGCTTGAACAGTCCGTAATACATCGCCAAAGCTACCTGCATCTTCTCGCAGTCTAACAAGTGGTCCGGCCAATGCGCGTGGCGCTTGCGCCATTGCATCGTTGTCTGACCGGTCACCTTGTTGATCGTTGCGACCTTGATACTGCTGTCCAGATGTCGCCAGTAAGTCTCGGTCGCCACTGCCTTCTGCACCGCCCACTGATACCCGCCGCGTCCGGCGCGAAGTGCTTCGAGCACGTCCAAAAAGAAATCGCCGGAGAACTCGAACAGGGACATGGACAGCTTGCCCGCTTCCGTGGTTCCCATGAACGGGTCTATCGACCGGATGTAATAGGGGACATACATGCCGGTCTCGTTATCCTTCCATCTCTTGCGCCCCGGCATGCCTTTCGCTGGCATCCACCCGACATGCAGCGGCAATGTGATGGTGTCCACCCTCTCGCCGTAACTGGCGCAGTTGCGGTAGACCTCGGCATCCGACTTAGCGCCATAGCCCGAGTCAACCAGCACGCCCACGTCCTCGGCGGCATGCTCAAGCTGCACGGCGCGCAACTCCTCCCAGGTATCGCATGAGCCTGCCGCGAGCGCGTTGCTGTTGCCGTCCAGCCATTCGCGCACAACAAACCAGAAGTGTGGCGCGCTCTGCTGACAGTCCACGGTAAGCAGCGGCTTTGCGCCTGGTGTTTGCCCGAGCTTTTCGCTTACTATCTCGACACGTTCCGCGCCGATGTCCTGCCGCTCGTATGGTTCGGCTAAGTCGCCGTTGATGAACCCCTGCAAGCCCATCAGACTGCGCTTGTCGCGCAGGAATTTGATCGCCAGTTTGCCGAACCCGGTCTCGGGCGAGCATGCGTACAGGCTCGGCAGATGCCGAGACCGGAACCCGGCGTCACCCGGCGATGTCGGTCGCCACTCACCACGAGGCAGGATCCGGGTCTTATCACCGTCCCGAATGTGCCCGCCGCAATGCGGACATTCCGCGCGGGCTGATTGCGCGACGCGGTCTAAGTCCCATGTGCCGTTAGGCCGGCGCGCTTCCTTATCCCACCTGACGAAAGCTAACTCAGGCAACAGCGGCAGGACGGTGTATTGCTTGCTCCAGGCCAGCACGACGGACTTACCACACGATGGGCACGGGACGAAGTATCTGCGCTGGTCGCCCTTGAGATATTCCTGCCACACTAGTCCGGTGATCAACGTGGGCGAACTGGTCTTGCGCCGTTGCGGGTATGGTTGCCCCTTGGTGCGTTGCTCGGCGAGGTTGACCGCGTCCGCCTCGTTGCCGCCCGTGTCGAACTTGTCGACCTCGTCGAGTATCACCTTGCGCGCCGGACGGCTGGCCAGGTTGCCGGGCGAGTTAGACCCGACAAAGTTGATCACGCTACCACCGACGGACTGTTGGAGTTTCTTGAACGCATGCCGCCCCGCACCTGCCGGGATAAGTTCCGCGGTGCCCGGGCTGGCCCGCAGCATCGGCATCCACCTTGTCTCGGCAAAGCTACGCGCAAGGTCGATGGACGGCATCACCCATAACATGCCGCACGGGTCATGCACCAGGGACCACGCTACCCCGGCCATCAGCATCCCAGTCTTGCCGGACTGCGTGCCGAATACCTCGACACAATCCGAGATAGTCACATCAGACCAATCGTTCAGCGGCTCGATCACATACTCGCGGCCCGCAGTCGTGAACGGCCCGCGATTGCCGGGCTCATCGAACCGCAGCTGGGCACAGCACCAGTCTGCTACGGAGCCAGTGAAGCGCGGCGCGTAACAGGCCAGCCCGCGCCGACGCAATTCCTCCCGTTGTGTAGCAGTCATGTCAATGGTAGAGGAGCCAGCCACGCTCGGAGTTGCGGAACTCGGCGCGGCCGCATTTTGCGCAGACGCGGTAATAGCTGAGATGCACGCGCCACTGATGCCGACATAGCAGCGGACTGCGGAAGATAGACAGCATCCACAGCACAAAGCGCATGGGCCAGTAGCCGAGCGGCCTGCGAATAGTAGTGGGTTGTTCGGGGGTCATGCGTCCTCCTTTATAGCAGCGAGCACTTGGTTAATGCATTCGACCCCTTGCCGCAGTCGGCGGAGATGGCATGGGTTAAAGCCTCTAGGTCGCTCTGGTCGCGCTCCTTCACCGCCGCGATTAGATCGGGCAGGTCGCTCATGACCTCGCGCGCGATCTCAATTTCGGCTGCCGGGGTGAGATGCTCGTTAGCCCACTCTTCGTTCAGTTCTTCCAGTCGTTTCAGGGTTTCAGGTTTCATTTTGTGGTTGGGTTAGTAGCGCTAAGAAAGGCTAAGATGAACTCCGCTGCGACGGTCATAGTTTCTCTATCTCCCCCCCGCAATACCTCAAGCTTTCATCACTCCATTGTTGCAGCGCCCGGCGCGCAAACTCCGGATCGCTCGGGTTACAGCGGCTCGCTAACTCCGCCGGCGCACCTAGCAGCCGTTGCCGCGCCGGTAACAGCATCCTGCGGATCATGTCCGCCGCTTCCTCCAGCGGCACCAGCTCGCGCTTGCTCACCCGCAGCCGCTCCTCCAGCAGCTTGCGCCGCGCCCTGGTCTCTTTCTCCTGCTCCTCCCGCAGCCCATCCCGCAGCTCCCGCAGCTCGCGGTAGTACCGGAACAACCCCCGCTCGGTCTCGTCCCGGTCGAGATACACACCCCGCACCGGACCGGGATAATAGCCCCGTTTCGCGATCTGCCGCAACCGCCGGTCCGTTAGCCCCGTCAGTTCAGCCAGCCGATCTGCCTCGATAGGTCCGCCGCCACAATGCCCCGCATTTGCGTCAGGATGACTTATACGGGGTTTTTCCGCTCGGGGGGTGTCAGACATAGGGCCGGAAACTGAAGTGGCTTAAAACGGCGTTTAACGCAAAACGAACGAACCTCAAGCGACCCGGCTTTCCGGACCGCTCAAAGAGATTCCTTGTCCCTATATCCTCCATGGCGCGTATAGGAGCATGGGCTATTGGAGGTATTAGGGTGCGCATGGGGTCGTAACAGGGCGGGCTATTGGGGTCTGCTAATCTGCTAAAATCGCTGCTAACGGATTTAGCAGTAGGGGCAGGGGTCAGCGCACAGTTGCTACACTTGCTAACTAACACCCCCTTTAGGGGGTGGTTAGCAGTTAGCAACGCGCTTTGCCTTCGAGTTGCTAATGTTTTGGGCTTGGAAATACTCATTTTAGCAAGTTAGCAGGATTATGCTTCCAGGCCGCGAAACCAAAGCTTGCCTTTTCGATCTAATTGTTTGCGGGCCTTGAGCGTGACCAGTAGCTTGCACCGGCAATCGGAGATGCAAGGCGCAATGCCTGCGTGATTGGCTATAGCCCACTCATAGAAGCGTTCGCCGAGGCTATTGGCTGATTCGCCTTCGCTCGGTATGCCCGCGAGAACCTCGTGCAGGTTCTTTCCGGCAAGCGCATCGACCTTCGTTTGCTTCGGTTCCTTGGCCGGGGCCGTTGTTTCCTTGGGCGGCTCCATCTGCTCCCATCGTATGTCGTGCTTACCGTGCCGCAACCACAAGCTCATTGCGTGGCTGCCGTCGGGGTTAGTCGCACCGGCGCGACGTCCGCGCTTGGCGAGCTTAAGTTCGAACTCGCTATCCGAGATAGGTCTAAGCAGCATGACCGCACGCGCCCAGTTGACAAGCTCACTACTGCCGAGCCCCTGGTAAGCCCAGTCGATAGCGGTCCAGTGCTGTGTTTCCTTCATCGACTTCGGCTTGCCCGTGTGATGGACCCCGATCATGACCACGCCGGTGGACTCAAGGACGGGGGTAAGAAGCTCGCGCAAGAAATAGGTAACGTGATCTTGTCGAGTAACGTCGATACCCGCGAAGGATAGGAGCGGGTCGATCCATACTATGTCGGGCCGCTCAAGGTCGATGACGCGCTGTAACCAGTGCGTGAACCGTTCGCCGGTCAGCCTGGTCTGCGTGTGCATCCACAGGTTCTCATGGATCGCCTCGATGGAAAAATCGTCCCAGGCATGCGCGCGTGCGATACCCTGGATCATCTCGGCCATGTCGTACAAGTCATTCTCCGCTTGGATCACCAACGACTTAAGCTCGCGCGCTGGTGTGATGCCGAACGCATCTTTGCCGAGCGCCCACGGCGCGGCTAACTCGATGACCAAGCTACTCTTGCCGATGCCCGACGGACCGAGCAACCATCCTGACTTACCACGGCACAGGTATCGGATGGTTTTCTTGTCGCGAAACCCGATGACACAATTCGGGTCGGAGTGCGTATCTAGCTTGAGCAGATCCTTGATGCGATGCGGTTTGCCCAAGGCCGCGCGGTCGATCTGCTTGACCCAATCCGTGAATGACACACAGCCCACGCCGAGCGCGAGCAACTCCTGGCGCCGGTCGAACCGCTCGCAATTCGGCAGTCGGGAGAGGCGTCCTGGATTTTTGTTTTTCTGATCCAGATCGAAGCCGGCATCGGCAAAATGGGAATAGAGCAGGGATACGCGCTCATCATACTCGCGCCGGTCTTGCGCGTCTATGCGGACCCAGGCATGGACGGACTTGCCCCCCGAATAGATGATCGCGGCGCAGGGTAGCTGTGACTCTTGATAGAGCCGATACTGCTCCTCGGGCGATAGTTGCGCGTCGAATTCGACCAAGGCATGGCGATAGGACGTGACATCCGCGTCCTTACTGCCGCCGACGGTCAATGGATTGAGGCATATATAGATCCCGGTGCGTTTGGTGCTCTTGAATATCCCATTCGGATCGCCGCCGACAGCATCAAGCTTACGCAGCCACTCCTCGCGGGACAGGCAGGGGCCAGCGCCGTCGGGAGCCTCGCCGCCGTCATCGGCCAGCCGCGCATTGACGATACGTATCCCTTCTCCCGGCTCATAGCACGCGCGGATGAGCGCCCGTGCCCCGTCCGTGATGGGCTCGGGCAATTCCCCGGCATTCGCTACGTCATAGCGCGCCGCTTGCTGCTTTGGCTCAGGCGAGCTTTTCGGCATGGGGTGGTATGTCGGGATAGGGCGAGACATCGGCGCGTTGTGGGGCAATCTAGCCTTGCTGCCGACGACCCCGGACCGATGCGCACCGGCCCACGCGGAATGAATGGTCTTAAGCGCCTCGGTCTCGGTCATGGGCGGGTTACAGCGACCAGCCCAGTCCAGCATGAGCCGTTCAAAGTCGGATTGCGGCAGGTCGAACCGCTCTAGCACCTGGTAAGCGAGCTTGTTCAGGGCGTCGTTGCGCCCGGGCTCGATAGCCGGTGGACACTTGTCAAGGTATCGGGTAGCGCGGTCTAGCATGGTTACAGCGCCCGATCATCTCCGGCTTGGTGATGCTGCGAGAACCACATGAGCGCGAACGCATGCCACGCTACGCAGCCCAGGTGGTGGTTGCCTAACTCATCGCGGTCCTCGCCGCGCCACCAGCGCCAGGCGTGACGCATCATAGCCGCGAAAGATAGCCCCCATTTGTAGCCGCGCCTCCAGTTGTGATCGGCATACTTAGCCGCACCGCGACCATAGACGCGGGCCAACTCCTCCAGCGGCTCGACCGGGATAAGATCGAACCGCTCAAGCTTCGAGCCCTTCTGTCCCCCGGTGACGGGGTCCGTGACACGGACCTCGTCGGTGACAGGCTCAAGCGTTTGCGCGTCGAGCACCGGCTTGTCCAATGCCCGTGCAACGTGGACTTCGAGTGTTGCGCCCCTCGACTTTTCCCACCCGGGCAGGACGGCGACGGCGTCAGCCATGCATACCGCTGGCAGGTCGCGCGCCATGTAATGCGGCATGCCCCGAGGCTGATCCGTAGCGGGGTCGAAGCCGTCTTTCTCGACATCGTTTTCCGCAGGCGACCACACTTCATGCCCGCGCCCGCGCAAGTCTTTCGCCGCACGGTCAAACGCGGGGAAGTTGAACAGGGGAATGCCGCGCATCGGCCCGGCTAAATAGAGTCGCATAAGGTCAAGAATTGAGTGAATGACCGCACTACATGCACGGTATGCCCGAGCCGCTTGGCCCAGGCTGCAACCTGCATCTGTTCGGGGGACAGCTTGCCGGTCGCGGACTTACATTCGACCAGCAGCACCCCGGAATCAGTCAGGATGACAAAGTCAGGTTCGCCCCCGGTGCGGAACGTGCGGTGCGCCATTGAGCCGTGAAACGCGAGCCAGCCGCGCCCGATACACTCGTAAAGGATGCGCGTGTGCAGGTCCGCCTCGCAGTCGCAAGCATCGGCGGGGGCGGTTTGTTTCGGCGCGTTGCGCGCCTCGTAAGCGTTAAGCTGTTCGATTGTCCAAGTGGGCATGGTTTCCTTTCCGCGCATTGCAGTTACGACAAAGCACCTGCAAATTTTCGCGTTCAAGTTGGAGTCGATAGAAAGATATGCGCTGAGACGGATCGTAACGGTGATGCGTGTCGCCTTGCGGGACGATGCAATCGAACTGTAAGTGCTCGGTCGAGCCGCAGTAACGACAGACGGGGCGCAGCAGTTCGAGCATCTCTTGCCGCTTACGGTTCGCCCATTCTTTTTGGCGTCGTGCCATAAGTCACTTCACGATTTCGATCAACTCAAGCCGCGCGCAGCGGGCCTTGCCGTCCGTGCCGAATGGGACTACCACATCAGCAAGATCCTCCCAGTTGATCCGGCATCGCCACACCGTGCGGTCCGGCGAGTAAGTCCTTCGCACCCATTCCAGCGTCGCGAATGACACACCGCAGCCGCACATCGTGCAGCGATCCGGGTTAGGCGTCTCGGCCAAGAATTGTCCCGGCGCAAAGGTCCAGTGTGCAGGGGGTGGATACTCGCCGCATTGTGCGCGGTAGACGATTATGCCGTCTGGGTCGCGCGAAAATTGGGCGAGAAAACTTTTGGCAGACGGAATACCTTGCGCGCCGGACAAGTTCGCGTCGCGCAAGTTCGCGTCGCGCAAGTTCGCGTCGCGCAAGTTCGCGTCGCGCAAGTTCGCGCCGCGCAAGTTCGCGTCGGACAAGGTCGCGCCGGACAAGTTCGCACGGGACAAGTTCGCGTCGGACAAGGTCGCGCCGGACAAGTTCGCACGGGACAAGTTCGCGTCGGACAAGGTCGCGCCGGACAAGTTCGCGTCGCGCAAGTTCGCGTCGCGCAAGTTCGCGTCGCGCAAGTTCGCGCCGCGCAAGTTCGCGCCGCGCAAGTTCGCGTCGCGCAAGTTCGCGTCGCGCAAGTTCGCGCCGCGCAAGTCCGCGTCGCTCAAGTCCGCGTCGCTCAAGTTCGCGCCGCTCAAGTTCGCGCCGCTCAAGTCCGCGCCGGACAAGCTGTCTGCCGCAATGGTGGTGATTATTTGTTGTGTGAATCGGTGTCTTATTTCGATCATAGGTTTTGTTTTTTGTTTGCGAAAAACTGTCGCGCTTCCCTCGCCGTGGCGGTGTCCGGTGACGGGTGCCCCATACGGCGCAGCAGGTGCCGCTGTTTCGGGCTGGCTAGCACGAGGTTCTGGCGCGAGAAATACAGGGTGAGCAATGCGCTTGCGTGTCCTTTGCCGCGCACGGTTGCCGGGTCGATGTGCGCGCGTTTCAACCACTTCATTTGACTGTCCGTGATCGCGTCCGAATGCCAGCGCATCGTCGGCTCGAACTCGGCAGTTACCATGTCGTGATGCGTTAGCGCGAACTCTTCCGCCGAGATATACTTGCCGCGTTTCTTACTCTGTTCCTCAAGCCGCTTCCGCAGGTTCTCCTCGCGTTGCTTGGTCGCAGCGCCCGCCATTGCGCCCAAGTCGAGCGCGAGCGTGTCTGCAACGTCGCCGGGGACCGCTGCACTTCGGTCCTGCGCGATCTGCGTGATCGCGTCCGCTTCATCCTCGGACTTCGCTATCAGATGCGCTGGCCGCGTAACGCTGTGCTTGTTGTGTAGCCACAGGAAATCGAGCAGAAGCAGGTCATCCTTGAGACAATCGGTGCGCGTGCCGCGACCTATCATCTGCGCGAACAACGGACGGCTCCGGGTCGGGCGCAGGACAACCACGCAGTCAATGCTCGGGTCATCGAACCCCTCAGTTAGCAACATCGCGTTGGACAGCAGGTCGAACTCCCAGCCCGCGAACCGGCGCAGTATGTCTGCCCGGTCCGAGCTGTAACCGTCGATGTGACGCGCGTTGATGCCTGCGGCTTGGCAAGCTGACACGAACTTATGCGACGTGGCGATGAGCGGCAGGAACGCGAGCACGCGGCGTGTGGGTGCATACTCTTTGATCGCACGCGCAATGGGCGGCAGATACGGCTCAAGCGCGGAGCCCAGGTCCGCGTCGGAGAAGTCCCCGGCTTTCTGTTTCACGCCGGATAAGTCGATCTGGAGCGGGACAGAGCGCACCGCGATGCGTGATAGGTGTCCTTGGTTGATCAAGTCGAACAGCGATACCTCGTGCGCGACATTCTCGAAGTAAGAGCCGAGGTTGCGCTCATCACCGCGGTCCGGTGTTGCGGTCACTCCGAGCACGCGGCCATGTGCATCGAAATGCCGCAACACGGCTTGCCAGCTATCGCCGATCGCGTGGTGGGCTTCATCGGCGACAACTAAGCCGAAATGATCGGCGGGCCAATCTGCCAAGCGCCGGATCATCGTCTGCACGCTTGCAACCACAACTTTAGCCGACTTGCTTGCGTGGTATTCAGCCTTCTCCTTGTAGGCCACGAGCCCAGTTGCACTGTGCAGCTTCGCGATGGCCTGGTCTATAAGTTCCTCTCGATGCGCTAAGATCAACGTGCGCCCGGCTTCACGTTGCGCGAGCCAGGAAAATATGATCGTCTTACCGCTACCAGTCGGGAGCACGACAAGCTGCTTGCGAAACTGTTTCCAGCCCGCGCAAACAGCGTTGATCGTGTCTAACTGGTAGGGTCGCGGGGTCATAAGAAGATGACGATCCAATAATTGCGACCGAACCAGCGCCACTCACAGTGTATGCTGTGCCGCCACTGCTGATCACCACGCCAAAAGGCTACCCGGAAGCACGGACCATACTGCATGCGATGGAAAACGTATTTCACGGCAGCCTCAAAACGGCTTTTCTTCCTCGTCCACTTCAATCCTGCGCGGGGCGAGCTTCTCCTTGGTCGTGTAGTATTCCTCAACTTCGTTGACCACCCTTTCGGGTTTCCCATTCTTCGCTTCTAATTTTCGGTGCTTTAACTTGCACCATCCGCGCAGCCCGAGCGGGTTGACCCACCGAACCTTGTTCCGCTCGGCTTGATCCTTGCGGAAGTCGAACGCCTCCCCCTTCTGCAACTGCACGCCGCCGGACTTGAGGAGAGTATCGATCTTGAAGATGCATTTCGGATGATCGTAAAGGAAATCGAGCACATGCTTGCCGGTTGGCTCCATGGAAAGCTCGACGGTGTATTTTTCGCAGCCGCGCGTCGTTACCGATTGCGATATTCCGATCTCGAAATCGGTCACACAAAAGATGTAGTCACCGGGTGGCAGGAGGGGCGGTTGATTCTCCGAATCTTGAAATACTGGCATAGGTTACTTCTCCGTGGTTAGGTATTGGGTGGATGGTTTGCGTTGGACTAAGTCACCGAGCTTGCGGCAGACCTCGCGCTCTGCGGTCGCTTTCTTGAGCACATGGAACGCAGCATAGGTCTCGGTCAATCGGGATAGCTTGCACTCGCAAGCTTTGAGGAAGTCAGGTTGCGGCAGACCGGCCGCGCCGAATGCGCCGGACAGATCTGAAATGAAACGGTTGCCCTGGCGCGTCTTGAGCGCGAAGCCACCGGGCACCTTGCCCTGCTTCAGCGCCATGTTGAGCGCATGATGTTCTACCGATTCGCACCAGTCCGCGATCTGCCGGGCTAACCGCAACGCTTTGCCCATCTCTACCGGATCCTCGATCTTGCTCGCGTGGTATTGCTCAAGCGCCCAGTCCTCGCGGCCCGCGGCGATTGCATTGACGCGGTCCGCGTTGACGGGGCAAGTGACGCTGTTCGCGCACCAGCCGCAGTAATCGCATGCGCGCGGTTTGCTATTCGGGTCGAGCACGGAGCAGATGATCTTGTCTACCTCCTGCCGAGCTTCGGTCTCGGTGATCTCAAAGTGTTCGGCGCGCTGGCTCTCGGCGAAAAGTAGGTGAACGTGGACGGTCGCGAACCCGAACTCATCGAATAGATCGAGCGCATAGGCGCACATCTGCGCGCGATAATCGTAGCGCCGCCATTTCAGGTCGAACAAGTGGTTGCCGCAGGCCGCGTCGAGCCTGCCGCCGCGCTCAAATAATGGATCGAAGGTCTCGGTCAACGGATTGACGTGATATTCCAGGCGCAGCGGATAGTCAGACATCGGCGCGTGCATGCGCACGTAGTCCGCAGCCCACTTGACCCCGTCTATGTCGGCCTCGTCCAATCCATCCGGGATAGTCGGCTCCTGTTCCGGGTGAGATAGTAGCGCGCTGAATAGCTCGTGTCGCTTCGTGCCGCGCTCCGTGTCCGCGTTGCCGCCGTCACCGATGAAGCACGGGCAAGCAGAGAGCGCAGGCAATGCTGACGGGCGCAGTCTCATTGTACCCCCTGGACCCTCGCGAGAAAGGTGGCGATCTGTTTCAGGATCCTATTCGCTCGCGCCTCGGTGAGATGTGCGAGCCCTTGCCCAGGCTGCAGCCACCCCTCCTTGAGGAACCATTTGCCGGCGGCGACCGCGTGTGGCCCGATTGCAGCCTCCAGTGTCGCGACCATGTTATCGGATAGCATCGGCGAGTTAGCCGGCGTGGTGTAACTCGGCCCAGGCCGAAACTCGGGCGGATGCACGACGTTACCCGGCTCCGCCGGCGGCTGTGGTGCGGGCTCGGGTGCGGGGGCCGGGGCCGGGGCCGGGGATGTCGGCGCGGGTGCGGCAGGCTCCGTAGCCGTGTGCACAACCTCGACATCGATCACGTCGGAAGAATCGCTTGGCGTGGTGCACGTGGTTGCCTGCGCGGGTTTGGGGTCCGGCGCGAGATTCAGCGTTACGGGCGCGGGTTGCTCATCATCGACCTCGTCCGTGATCGTGATGCCGCAGGCGATCTCCGGTGCGAGCGTGCGGACCCCGCGCGAGATAGCCCGAGCCCACAGCGTTTGCATCCTGGCCCGAGGGGTGCGCCAATTTTTCTTGAGCGCCTTGCCGTCGCTCATGATGACAAACGGCTCCGCCTTGATCTCCTCCCAGGTCTCGGCAAAGGTCATGGTGATGCCGTCCTTGCTCGTCAGCGTGATGGAAGCTTTGTCGGGGGTAGACTCCATTGCAGACCGTTTGCCGCCGTCGCGCAGGAACTTGGCCATAAGCGAGTCGGCCCGGTCGGATAGTTTCCCCTCGATGATATGATACTCGCGGGCTATCGCGATAGGGGACTTCTTTTCGACTAGGCAAGCCATAGCCAGCACCTTGCCTTGTTCCATCCGTTCGCAGCCGAACATGCCGGACTTAGCGAAAAACTCGCCGATCCGGTCAATGGCTTCGATAGGGTTTTGCAGTTTAGAGTACAGTTCGATCTCCATAATGTTTTAGTTTGTGTTGACTGAAATTAAAACCGGCGCGAGTTAGCGGGGATGATTGGTGGGTGTTGAAGCACTCAATATGAGCCCGTCAGAATGCGGGACTTGGTGAGACTCGCGCCGGAGAATGTCGCGCATCCTATCATCGGCTCGACCGGCAGCCACGCAGGCAGCGTAGGTGATGGTGAAGCCGAATAGGATACAAAATGTTAAGATAACCCAGGTCATAAGTCCTTCGATAGTTCGTGCAGAACGAAAAAGAACAGCGCGCCGAAAACGAAGCCGACGGCGAACCCGATGCAGGCGATGGGCATCATTGGAGCCCCCTTGATTCCGAGACCGCGAGCTTGGTGCGGAGCCATTGGCGGAGTCGTGGCAGGTCAGCGGCGGAGAACTGCTTGACCGACTTGTCCCACCACTTTTGGACGCGCAACTCGAAGTCATCGATCTGCACACGCGGCTTGTCCTCCTCGGGCTCGGGCTCGGGCTCGAACGGTGTATCTTCGCCCGGGTCTTTGCATACCTCGACCGCGGCCTCCTTGATCGCTTTAGCCGTGACGGGTCCGTTAGCCGCAGCGGTCTCGACTACCTGTGCGCGCTTTTCCTCGGGCACCCGGGCTAGCTCCCGTGCGCTGCGCTCATTGTCAACCATGGTTGACATTTTCGGGGGTAGCGCTTTGACCACTTCAGCGGCCTCGGCGAGTTGGTATGCCCGGGCAGCCGTCATCTTCCAGCGGGCCTCGACGTATTCCGCGAAGGTGGGATGCGTCTCGCGATAGAGCCGTTTCTCGGAGATTTCGAGCAGGGCCGCGCCGACATCCACAAAGGTCTTGAGCCCCTGGTCAATCATGGGCTCCAGTTCGGCGAGCCGTGTGCGTTCCTGATCGGATAGTTTTTTGGTTAGCTTCATGATTTTGTTCTCCCGGTATAGGTGCGGAAACTGTTGCTGCGGCCCGGCTGGCGCGTGACGCGGAACGCGCGATTGCTCGCGAACGATGCGCGCCATTGCCTCCGGGCGAACTGGCGGTTGTACTTGGGTTTCATTTTTGTTTCTTGTTGATCCATTCAGTGATCGCGGACTCCGAGTATCTGATCACCCGTCCAATCCGCACGTGTGGTAGCACTCCTGCCCGCGTCAGCCTGCGCACGGTCTCGATGCACACGCGCAGGCGGGCCGCGACCTCGGCGGGGGCGAGCATGATCACAGGCTCCATGTCTGGCCGAGTGGCAGGCGGTCGCGCCCCCGGTCGTTACCGCGCCCGTGGCATAACTCGCATGCGCCGGACTCCTGTGGGTTAATCGCGCCGCACTCGGGGCACAGCCACGACTCGCTCCGGTCCCATCCGTCACGGGAGCCGGGGAAGTCGGGCGGGGTCTCTACTCTCTTTGACTCACGATCCATACATATATCCACTTTTGGTTCAGATATCTGAACCGATAAACCCATGTTTTCTTAAGGAAATGGGTGGTTTTTGGTTCAGAAAGCTGAACTCACTCAAGGATTTCTTTTTTGATAGATGCCGCCCGGTCGGAGATCCATGACTTGCAGGCCCCCAGCGCCGCCGCAACACCGTCAATGGTATCCAATCCCTCGGGCCGCAGCCCGACAGCCCATTGCGCGATGAGGATGGCCGCGCGACTATTTCGCATGCGGAGCATTGCGGGGAACAATCGAGATAGGATCTCCGCTGTGCGCTTGGTCGATTGCTCGTCAATGAGACGATCTATCACCACCTGGATCTCGTCGGGCAGGGAAGCTAACTCATCCGGGTAAGCGAATGGCGTGGGTGTCACCCCGGGCAGTTGATCAAATCGCGCGCACCCGCCCCCGTGTCCGGGGCACTCGTCATGGGGGTTGCCTTCAGACGGCCAGGTTCTACCCGCTATACCGGATCCCATCCGGTTCCCGTCCGCGATTGAGCGCTCTATCAGGTCGGGAGTTTCTGGCGCCGTCTCTGTGTCTCTGTATGTGTCTTTCATTTTTTTGGTTGTTTTTTGTTTTTTGTGAACTACTGGACATCTGTTCTGGTCGCTTCATAGCGCGCCGCGAGTTTCGGAAACCGCTCCCTGAGATGTGCGCAGATCGCTTCCTCGATGAGTCGGGTCCGTGCGCCGTGCGCGCCTCCTCGGGTCGCGCAAAAAAGCATCTCGGAAATTGGTCCTGAAGGCTCGAAGGTCACGATTTTTCTTCGAGTCTGACGAAGGGGTTTTGGGGCCGTCAGATTCACTGTGACACAAGTTGTATTACAAACTGTGTTACAGTGCAAGAAATTTTTCTTGCAAATCCTGCAAGTTGTATTACAAATCTCTTATTGACCCCGGTGGAAAGGGACTTTTATTATGGTATCAATAATCGAGATGAGACCTCAAAAACAGGCTATGGGCGGGGGAAAAACCGTGCCACTGAGCGCCAGAATTTCACCGTTGGCGAAGGCGTTGATCGCGGCGGAGCGGCTCGCAACCGGCGAAAGCGAGGGGGAAGTAGTGGACCGCTGCGTGGTCCAGCTATTGGTGCGGACCCCGGCGGGACGAAAGCTCGCTCGCGAGTATGTGCGCAAAGCGCCGGCAATGAGCGCAATTTTTGACGCACTGCTTAGCCCGACGGTGGGAGAGCAGACAGATGAGCCGCGCAAAAAATAACGGTGCAAGCGCAGCGGGAATGTGCGGTGTAACGGCGGTGTTCACGGTACTCCTTCTGTAGGGACGCGGCGGGCGCGGATCTCCTGATCGTTCGCGACTGATAGCGCCCGGTGCCACGGTGTGATAATTTACGCTGCGCCGAAAAGCGTCAACAAAAAAATCGTCACCCCGCAGCCTGGGGTCGAATTGACCAGAACTCTAGCGCCACAGTCCGGGGAACCAACTCTCGATAGTGACGCATCAGCACCTCCTCCGAGTGACCCGATTGCAGCGCCGTAGCAGCCATGTCCTGTGACCGGGCAAGCTCGTACGACACATAAGAATGTCGGAGCACGTCCCGGGGCCAACGGGCGCAAGCCGCGTGCAGTTCCCGGTATCGTTTCGCGTGGTGCGGTCCGCAGATCGGCCCCTGGTGCGGTTCGGGGCACACGGCCAACCAAGCCCGCAATGCCTCGTTGCACGCGATTAGCCGCCTCTGGCGCGTTTTTGACGAGGCGCCCGCTATGTGGACATGGTCCGCACCGACAGCGGCCCAGGACAGCCGTTCCACTTCCCCGGGGCGGACCCCGGCGAACAGGCACAGTGACAACCACGGCAGCAGGTCCGGGTAGGACGCGCGAGTCAGCTCGAGTACGGCGCGGCATTCTGCCGCGGTGAAAATCTCCGGGGGTCGGTCATCGAGCACCGGACGTTCTACGGCTCGAGCCGGGTTGCTCGGGACAAGCCCCGACTTCATCCCCCAGGAGAACAGCGTTGACAGGTCGGTGAGCGCACCCCGCCGCCGCCACGCGCCCCAGTCCGCCCGCGACGCGATCCAGCCCGCAACCTCGGGCGTGGTGATGTCTGCCGCAGGCTTGGTCTCGCGCCCGGCGATGAAGTCCGTTACTGTGCCGGTGAAGATCCGCAGGCTTTCAGGGCGTAGCCCCTTTTCAGCTTTGGCTGAAACACACCGATTGACCAGTTCTGCCAAGGTAAGCCCGCCACCCCGAGCCTTGCCTGCCGATTCCCAGGCCCGGCACGCCTCGGCGACGCTGTAGCCGCACTCCTCGGCCCGGCGCCATACGTCGAGCATCTCGGCCCGGGTGGACGCAGGCAGCTCGGACCATGCCGCCCCGAGCCGCTTGATTTCGTCGGCCTTGTCGCTCGCGAACAGCTTGGCCGATTCCTGCGTTGTGAAGAATTTCCGCCGTTGCCTGCCGCCGACGCGCCAGGACACGCGCCAAGGTCGCGCCCCGCTCCATGAACACCGAGAGATTTTCATTGCCCGTTATTGCTTGAAAAAATGTGTACACGGGTTGTCTCAAGTTGTCGAGAGTATTCCAAAGCCCACGAAGCCCGAAAAATAATTCGCTCGGTAGGCACGGGCGAAAATGCAGATCAGCCCGGAAAAATGCTGGCTTGGCACGGGTCTAGCAGTATGGTCTTGATGTAGGTTCCTTGCCTACGTATTGCCCCGACTTTCCGTTGTTTTTCGCGTCTCAAATCTCCATTGCACGTCTATTGCTCATTTTCGCAAGTTGATTTCGACCCGGCAGGCGTGGACAAAATTGCAATGTAAAACTATCTTCTTTTTCGTTCGATTCCTGTTGCGCTAGCGAAGCGCGGCAAACCGCTGGAGCTTGCGCTCGACGATCTTGATCTTGCGCCGGCGCCTCCTGCTCATGCGAGTCCGCGAATGTCAAGCCGATTCTCATCGCGCCCCCCCACCGCAGAGCGTGCGGGTGTAACCAGCAGCTCCACATGCCCCAGGCTGCACGGACCGCGTGCAGCATCCACGTTGTAATTGCGTTTGCCGTCCTCATAGCTCGCGAGAAACGAGCCGGACCGCACGAGCCACTGTTGACGTTGTCGGACCAGCATCGCACCGTTGCGCGCGGGCGACAGAAATAGCCGTGGGGTGGCTGGCACCACGCCTCGCTTATGGTCGTGCCCCATCGCATACACGTCCGCTTCGGCATGCTCGCGCATTTGATCGACGCGATTGATCGATGTGCCCAGGAGCCTGCCGCCACCCACGCCGTGATGAGCCCAAATATCGAGACTCATGACCATGCCTCCGTGTCCAGCGAACACGAGCCGGACGAAACTCGAACACCCGAGATACTTGCAGTCGAGCGCGCGACATAGTCGCTGGTCACTGCTGGTGCCGTCCTGGAACGCAAAGTAATGGTTGCCGCCGAGCATCCCGATCAAGTTACCCCGCATGAAGCTTAGCTCCTTAGTCAGTAACTCGACCTTCTCTTGTTGTATCTCCTCGATGTCGTGCGATAAGGTCTCATGCAGCTTATCTTTGGATTGCAGTAAGCACGCGCGTTCGCTGGTGCTGGTCGAGTCGAGATAGTCACCCATCCCGCAATAGATCGTGTCTTTCAATCCTTTGCAGTAAGACAGGAAATGTTGCCACGCCCCGTGCGCATGATTCGGCGAGTCGCGGTGGATGTCACCAAAAAAAACGATCCGGCAAGTCTTATCCCGCAGCTTAGGCACGTCGAATCGTGCGACCGTGAATAGTCCGTCTGTTTGCATGGTTTTTTGTTCGGTGTTACTACCACTTATCCGCGCAACATTTTTCCGACTTCAGCCGCGTCTTATCTCGGAGCAGGCATTGGCATAGGTTGCAGCGCCGCATCTTCACCGCGCCGTCCGGCCCGGTGCGTTTCTCGCTGTGCTCGCACGCGCGGCAGATAGACCGTCTCGCCCCGATAGTTGCGTCATCGGTCAAGCCGATGCGCATGCGTGACTTGAGCAGACCAACGGCGCCGTGTGCGACCGCGCGCATAGTCAGCTTACCGTTGCAACAACTCATATCCATTCCGAGTCAATGCAGCCACCGGGCGGGACATAGTCTGCCGGGTCCGCGTCACCCGCGCCGTAGGTGAATCCATCAGGTAGGGTGGGTGCGGTCTCGCTGTTCCACGTCGGATAATCGCAGCGCGCCTCGACAAGTGGCCCGTCACCCAGGTCCGTGTCCCATAAGTAGTCCTCCAGGGTGAACTGCGCGATAGCTTGCCAGCATAGCTCACGCTCCGCGTTCGGAAACGCGATGGTCTCGCCGTTCGGAAACGTCTCGCCGCTCGGCGTGATCGCAACTATCGGCGGGCCGCAGCGATCTTCCCCAAGACATTTCTGCGTGCATGTATAGGTGCCCACGCCCAACTCATCCACAGTCTGCGCGGTCGAGTCCGCGGTGATACTGGTGCTGTCCACTGTCGGAGCGCACGGGTTATACTCCCATTCGAGCAGCACATAGTCACCCTTGCTCTGATCGTCGTGCCACCAGTAAGACGGAGCGCCAGTTGACCAGATGTAACCGCCCCCGGTGTAACTGCCGGACAGCGTGCCGGGGACCGAGATATGGGTGGAGTCGGTGACCGTCACGGACAGACTATCGCCGAGCCCATTGATCCCGTCCGTGTCGATGCTGTCTCCGGTCTGTAGGTAGGGTGCAGCATCAGTGAGCACCAGGTCCACGTTACCACCGTTCTGCGTTGCGCTTGCCACCGCGCAGCGGCCACAAATCGGCCATGCGATGGATGAAAATCTCGCGTCGTTCCGGTCATCGCCGCATGGTCGAAAATGGTTAAAACTGGGCGTTGCAGGCATCACAGCGCACCATTTTTGCAGATAAACGCTCGTTGTGGAGTCGGCATGTGCCATCGCGCCATCGGGCGCGCCGAGCACATACTCGGGTGTATCGACACCCATCACATCGCCCGTGTAATTGCCCGCGTTCGGGTCAGCGTAATCGCATAGGTCCGGCCCGCTCGCATCTATCGGCGGACGCGCCCCGTCCTCATCATAGTAGAGCTTGCGGACAGCGTCGTCCGTCCACGGCATGGCCACGTCATCCGATAGGCTCAGGTTGGCCAACAGGTTGACCGTGTCTAGCCAGCACTCAGCGAGTGAGTAAGTCTCGCCGAGCGTGATGACCGCATGATAGCGGACGACATGATCAGACGGGCCTGGAGTCGGGCCGAATAGATCGTGCGTCAACGATGTGTTGCTGTAGCTGCACGTCTCGCGCCACTCACCGCAGCCGGTCTCGGGGTCCGGCGGCGTGTTCACGTTCCATGCCGTGAGATAATACTCGGGGCAATGGCTATCGAGCATGTCGTAATGCTCAAGGATGATCGGTGCGGAGTATTCATCCGACACGCAGTTAGTCACCGTGATAACTCCGGTATATCTGCCGACGGTCAACGTAGCTGAGAAAGGATACTGCGTCTCATACTCGGTCACCACGCAGTTATCTGGGCTGCCGGTGACGTTGCCCATCGTGTAGTAACCCTCGATCTTCCATTGCCGATACTTCGTCGTGCCCTGTTCGCACGCGGGCTTGCAATAGTCCTGGAACCCGAACATGCCGTGCCAAGCCTTCTGCGCCTGGGCCGCTTTCCACCCGGCCGGAAAGCAGGCCGACATATCGCACGGGCCGAGAAAGCCCTTGGTCAATCCCTCGGGCCAGCCGCCGCACGGTTCGCGGTAAGGTGCTTGAGCTTCGCCAGCCATCGACGGCTAGAGTTTCATGATGAACGCGAGCACGTAGTAAGCCGGACTTACATCCGCTGCCGTGCCCGTGAACGTCGGTTGCGACACTGTCCCGGCTGGCGTGTAACTCGCGGAGCCGCCGCTTGGATCCGCGCTCGTTGCAGTTATCCCGGTCGTGTTAGTCGTGGTAGGATAGCCGCTGTTGAACCATGAGTAACTCGCCGACGCGTCCAGTGTCCACGCCGTGCCCGTCCCGGTGGTCGCCGAGTTGCGCGATTGCGTGTGCGCGTGCCCCGGGTCATTCACACTGATCGTGTGTGTGTGGTTGACCACGACGGTGGAAGAGGACCCCGTGAATGTCGGTTGTGATACCGTGCCTGCCGGTGTGTAACTCGTGCTGCCGCCCGTGCCGCCTGGCGCAACACCATTCGTCCAGCCCTTGATAAATTTCTCGCGCAGATCCGGCGTCCCGTTGTTGCCATCACACAGCGCCCACCCGCTCGGCACGTTCGCCAGCGCGCCGGACCACATGCAGATCACACCCGCAGGCACACCGCCCGCGGATACCCCGTTAGTCGCCGGCTGATAGCCGAGCGCATTTGTGATCCCCGCGAAGCTATTGGTCGCCGGTGTGTAGCCGAGCGCATCCTGCTTCGCTGATGTCGCGAGCGCAGCCCAGGCGGTGAGGTTCGCGTTGGTCGGCTGCTTGTTCTCGCTTAACCACACGTCGTTTGTGTTCAGTTTGATCATCGCGGTCCGCAACGGGTCACCGTCACCCGCGTTCGGTGCGGACCCGATATTGACATTGGTGATCTGCGCCGCAGCCAGCATCGGCCACAGCGCGAGTAATAGTATCCATCTCATGGTTATGTTTCCTCCTGGAACGCCATGGGCACCGGCGCGTCCTTACTTCCGCTCGGCGTGCAGATCTCGGTGAGCGGCCCAAAGATCACATCGCTGCGGACATACTGCCGGATGACCGCGATCTTATCCCCCGAGTAAGTGTTAGTGTCGATGTGCGCTACCAACAGGTGATGCCCGTCGAATGCGGGATAGTCAGCCCAACCGTCCGCAGTCGGGTCCGTCCCGTGATGGATCGCAGCAGACCATGCGCCGGTCGAATACTCGAATTCGATCCAGACGTAATAGTTAGCCGTCGAGTCGGCCACCGTGAATCTGTCCGTGCCGGTCGCGGCTTCCTCGTTGTCCGGGTCCGCGTCTGTGCCATCCGTGCCGGTCACATTGATCGGGGTTGCGCCATCAAACAGCATCGCGCCCGCACGCACGCGGAACGTGCGCCAGTCGGTTGTCTCGCTCGACGGGTTGGCCCCACTCACATAGACCTTGAACGGGAACCACCCGGACGGAATATCATCTTCGGTGGGCGCGTCACTGCGCCGCAGCGTGATCACCGTGCCGTTATCGGAAATGAGCACGGAATCGGATGAGCCGCGCTTGACCTCCATCGTCAGCAGCGCATTCAGCGCATCCACCAGTTCGTTCGCTACTCGCGCGGATAGCAGCGTCCGGCTGCGCCCCTGAAGGAGTCGCGCGATCTTAAGCCCATTGTGAACACTCATTGTGCCAATACGTAGCGGGTTTCACGACACCAGATATTCCCCATCCATCGCACGATCCGCGAGTCCTCTGCGATGATCTGGCCCCCAGCGGTCCCCATGGTAACGTCGCCGTCCGTGTCTATGGTCTGGGTCGCCACGCTAGCACTCCATCCATTAGTTGCGGCGTCCGTGATCATGGTGGAGTAGTTCGCGTTAGTCGGCGCGGTCGCATCAAACAGGTAATCCACCGGCAAGCCGATGTTACCGTAGCAATAGAAGAGTTGTCGGTTGACGGGGATAGCGCCAGGCGTCGTGTAAGTCTCGCCTGATGCGCACCGAAAGTATTCCTTGCGCACGCGACACGGGACAACGGCGGTGAATCGTTCGCGCCCGGTGACGGTCTCGATGTTAATGCCGAACGTGCCGGTCCGACCGATGAAGTTATACGCATAGCTTTCCCAGTCGTCCCATGTGGCTGGCACCTTCGCATAGGTGCGGGTCCAGCGACATACGCCGCCGCCCAGGTCCACGCGCGGACCTTCAGCGACAAGCTTGAAATCTGAGTAAGTCCCGTGTGCCGTGTCGAGCGCGAGCGCAGACCAGTTAGCCAGAAGGATAACGAAGTCCTGTCGCAGCACATAGGCCGCACTACTACCCGGGATAGGTGACTCGAACTCCGGGTTTGTTACCGCCTCGGCGCTTGTCCATGTTCCGTCCGTCCACAGCACAGCCATAAATCATTCTCCGTTCACGGGCCTGATGTTGATGCCTTCCTTTTTCGCCATCGACACGAGCGCGTCGAGCGCCGTCCGTTGTTTCTCTGCTTGCTCGATCAGTTTCGCGGTCGGGTCGCGCAGATACGGGTTGGTGCCACCGAGTAAACCGGTGATCCTATCGGCCTCATTACCGAACCTATCCGCAATCCCTGGTCGCCACATGCGCGCGTGAAATGCTTGACCCTCGCGCAACCACGAGACACGGCGAGCCACCGCGCCGGCTGGAGTCGCGTCTCGCGCCAGGTCGCCGATCGTGAACATGCCGGGTTCACGGATCGACTCGTGAACACGGGCCTTGGCCTCGGCAAACTGTGCTTCAGCCGTCGCCAGTTCGCGCTTATGCTTGGCCAGTTGATCGGCCCGGGCCTTGTCCTTCTTCAACTGTTCATCCTTGGCGCGGTCGTCAGCGTCAATGCCCTTGTCCAGCAGTTCGAGTTCGTAAGCCGCAGCCGCGTCCGCTCGATCCTGCTCCGCGGCGAGCTTCGCGCTTTCCTTCTCAAGTGTTGCCTGGGATTCAAGCGCGGCCAGGGCGGCCTTCTCTTGCGCGATGAGGGTAGCCATGTTCCCGAACCCGAGACCACCGCCACCGGCGATCTTCATCCAGTTCAAGCCGCCAACTGCAAGCTTGCTGAACCAAGTGGCCAGAGAGTTCTTTACGCGGTCCACTTCGGCGTCAGCTTTCTTCGCAGTGGCAATGTCGGTCTCGGATAGCTTCGAAAACTCTTCGCCCAGCTTGCGCACGGCATCGGAACCCTGCATGAGAAGCGGTAGCAGCTTGGTTCCTACTTTCCCGCCAAAGTTCTCGACCGCGATCTGCACGCGCTCGATCGGGTCCACGGTCTTTTGGATGACATCCGCGATCCGCAGAAACTCCTCCTGCACGTCGGCGCCAGCAGGCAGCGTGTCGGCAAAGGCCTTCAGCATGCGTTCGATGGATTCCCGGCCAACCCCGGCGGCAACGGCCCAGTTCTGCAAATCCTGAACGAAGCCTTTGGAAACGGAAAACGTTTCGGCGAGCCGATCGATTTCCTCGACGCGCGACAAAAACTTGTCGAACCCCATCATGACTGCCCCGGCGGTGAACATGCCGCCCAGGGTGCTTGTAATCTGGTGCGAAAATCTTGCAACCATCCCCTGAGCAATGCGCATGTTCTGCGCCATGCTCGTGGCGTCCAGCCCGAGCGTAAATGCTATGTCCTCTCTATGCACTGCCATCTTGCGCCTTTTCGTTTTGCGATTTTAGCCATGCCCCGCGGACCTTGTCGGATTGGTTGAAGAATATCTCGCTCGGGTTCTTTGTCTTGATGATACACCGCAGATACTGGTGCAGCCTGCGCACGGGTATCTGCATGATCTCGCGCTCGCTCCATCCTAGCTGGGTGGCTAAGTGAGTTACCACGTATGCCGCGCCGGAATAGTAAGTCGGCGAGAACACGTCACCGCGCTTGCCGCTACCTCCCGGACTGTCGCACAATGCGTCATCGACATACGCATTGATCGCGGTGACCAGGTCGAGAAACTTCAGCTTCAGCGTGCGCCGCATGAACCGCGC